TGATCTTGCGGCGGTAGGTTCCGTTGCGGACAATTGAAGGCGTCATCCAATCTGAAACGTACACAGGCAACCAGTGGTCTTCACCGACATACACTTCATCACCGTCCTGTAGTTTATCGCCCTCTCTCAGGAGGACGTGGTATTCTGGTACGGTGTCTTCTTTAAGGTCGCAATCTGCGACCTTACGGCGGTACAAATCAATGTATTCCACTTCTATTCCCATAGCCTTTACTATGCTCGTTTCTTTCCATTCGCCAACTTGTTCATCAAAGAACTCATCGCCTTCTTGAATTAACTCTCCTTTTTTAAGAACGCGGTATTCTGGTACGGTGTCTTCGTCAAGCGGACCCCAAAAGTCTTCGTACGACGCACCTACTTTCGGAGAACCTTCCTTAGTTTCGTCGTTAGTGGGTCGCTTGTTCCTGTCATCCTGTAGCTTGCCACATACCTCTGCATCCATGAGTATGTTCGCGCTACAGGCAATGTGTGCCAGATGCGTGATACCGGATTCAGGGTCCAGTGATTCGCCGTCCCGCCACGCGTTAAGGTGGCGGAGGATCGCGTTAACGTAAGTGCTGGCGCACACGCCAGTCTCGCGCCAGTTCCACGGACCGTACTTGTCTGCGCCCAACTTGTGGACCCATGAAGTCTGCTCCATTGCATACGGCGGGACTAATCCCAATGGGGCTTTAAGGGAGCCCGCTTGCCCTTTGGGGTCGTTGTATTGTGTTTGCATTGAATTTTAGTTAGTGAACACTAAAGAGTTAAACTGTAAGGACCACAAGTTGTCGCCTTCGTGGGTGCCCCGCAAAACCAACTCGCCTGTATCTGGGTGTGTTATCATTTGGGTTACGCGTTTATTTTTAATTGGTGCTGTTGGCTTCACGCCAATGGATTCCATTAGACTAACGAAGTCTTCGTTGGTGGCTAGCCTAGTCTGGCAGTTGTTTATTGTTTTGGTCTTCATATTTTAGTCGTTCTATTTTTTGTTTGTATTCTGCTGCCCTATCAAATTTTCCTTCTTCGATTGCGTTGTCGTGCATCTTCAGCAATTCAGCAAAAGTGAATTCTCTTTGCTTACGAAAGATACTGTCGAAGTTATTTCTGAACGCTTCGCCGTCTACGTGACGGGGAAGATCTCCTTTTCCTGCTCCAGATCCAAAACTCATAACGAGGATGGGCTTAACCGATTAACGAAAACTTTGCAAGAAAAAAAAATTTAAACTCATTTACCACAGATGTTTACAGGCCCAGTATCTGGCTGTTGTCTTGTCTTTGGCGGTCTGGCAATTATGGCGCGCCCTGAAATTTGAGCGTCGTTTGGGGTCCTTGTGCTGAGTAAAATCCTCGTATCCACGCGCGCCGAACGAGACTTTTCTGACCTTATCGCCTTGCTTTCCGAGCACAACAAACTTTTTCTCGGAGTCCTTTGGGGCGCGCTTTGGCTTATTAAAGCCAGCGAACAACTCGCCGCGGAACTGGATCTTCCCAGACGGCAGTCTTTTAAAGTGTTTTGGCGTGGCCATAATCTTGAGTATATACTTTGTATTGACAAGGGTCAATAGATTAGTCTTGGTCCTCGTCTGCCAACTCTGCCTCGACCGTAACCTGTTCTGCCTTAACGCCTTTTGTAAGAACGTTCAGGTTAATTGCCAAGCCGCCCGACCCAGCGCCCTTTGCGTTAAGGCCCATATTGGTGCGGAGGATCTCGTTAAGCGTGGCCAAGTCCCGCATATTTTTAACGGCCGGGGGCATTGCCGCTGTGGTCTTAAGAATGTTAAGACCCAGCGCCACCATAATGGCCTGATACCGGTCCGCGGTATCACCGGGCCTCTGCAGAGCCGCTTCAATAGCACCCATAATCTGCTCGGCGTTCATTAGCCTCTCGGTCGGGGTAAGCGTTTCCTCGACGCTCGGCAGTACGGCCGGGTTGGCTGGCTGCTCCTCGACCTGACCCAAAGCACCGCCGTGCGTAACGCCGTTCTGTTTGACCCAGCGGCGGATTGTGGTCGCGTCAACGCCGATATTCCTTGCGATGTCAGGGACCGCGTGTCCCTTGGCGTATAGGTCCAAAGCCTTTTGACGCACAATTGGTGGCTGAACGCGGCCCTTGCTGGGATTGCTGCTAAGCTTTGGGTCTTCTTTTGCTTTCATGGATTTGATGCATAATGCCTTTACGCGAGCGGGTCGTAGCCCTCGAATACATACGCGTAGGCGTGGCTTTCAAGCCAGTCTGGAATAGATATACGCACGACCAAGCGGTCAAACAGAATCTCGGCTCTGTCTGGAAATTCGGCTGCGATTTCGCGTAGCTCATCGTATTCGCTTTGATTCGCTACAAGATGTTCTATGAAGTGCGTTTCCACAACGCTGTTATTACAAACATAAATTACTTGCATTTGCAAGAAATATTTGGTTTGTTCTTTGGCGATGGCTAAGACCCACAAATACGACGCGCTGCTATTGCCTGACGGAAGTTGGGACGTTGCTGGTATTGCGGCCCCTGTGTGCAACGAGCTCAGCGCGTTATTGTTTGCTTTTGCCGAGCACACAGTACCCGCGGCCAGAGAACATATTTTTTGGTGTATTGCTGACATACTTTGGAACGGCCCTGAGCGGCCGCAGCCGTTGTTCGCGCGGCACCCGTGGGCCGAGCAAATGATCCATGCAGCGAGCAGGGAAAAATATTTGGCTATTGGTGGAGCCGCTTCTAGCGGTAAGTCCTACACAATGGCTGGCTGGGCCATTGTTAACTGGCTTGCCGCGCCAGACAGAACCTTGATTCTTGTAACCAGTACCACTCTACGGGAAGCGCGCAAGCGGATCTGGGGCGCTGTTATTACTTTGCTGACCGCGGTTCCGGGGCTGCCAATCAAGATTCGGGATTCAATTGGAAGCGCCAACTATATTGACGCTAACGGTGTTATTTATGACCGCGCAGGGCTGAGCCTTATTGCCGCCGAAAAGAGCAGAACACGCGAAGCGACCGGCAAACTAATCGGTATTAAACAAGAGCGTGTTATGCTGGTAGCAGACGAGCTTAGCGAGCTTAGCCACAGTATTATTCAGACCAGCCTTAGTAACCTTAGCAGTAACCCTAATCTCAGGGTTGTCGCTATGAGCAACCCGTGCAGTCGTTTCGATGCGTTTGGAGACTGGTCGGAGCCCAGCAAGGGTTGGGACTCTGTGGTCTCCGAAATCGAGTACAGCTGGAGGACAAAATACAATGGACTGTACCTACGGTTCGACGCCGAGCAAAGCCCTAACATTCTTGCTGGTGAAGATATCTACCCGTGGCTCCCAACCCAGCAGCGCATGGACGAGGCCAAGGCAAACTTGGGCGAGAACAGCCGCGGCTTTATGCGCATGTACCGCGCTATATTCTTCGACAGCGACGAGGCCGAGGGCGTTTACGGGGAGAGCGAACTCACGCGCGGTGGGGCCCTGCAGAGAACCACCTTGCGTGACTCTATTAAGCTTGCGGCGCTGGACCCCGCGTTCACCAACGGCGGTGACCGAACCATGCTCCGGTTCGGTGAGCTGGGCTACGATGAGCGAGGCCAGTATGTTCTCCAGTTCACGGACTCCGTGCTGTTGTTCGAGGACGAAACAAATAAGTCAATTCCGCGGACGCACCAGATTGTTAAGCAGCTCAAAAGTGTTTGCCAGCAGCGAAACATTTTACCAGAAAATGTGGCTATTGATGCTACCGGCGCGGGCGCTCCGTTTTGCGACGTGGTGGCCAGCGAGTGGAGCCCTGAGATTCTAAGGGTGGTGTTTGCGGGCAAGGCCACAGACCGCCGGGTCAGCATGAGCAACGCCACCAGCTGCTATGACCTGTACGCAAACCGCGTTACCGAGATCTGGTTTGCGGGCAAGGAGCTAGTTCGTTGTGGCCAGCTTAGGGGGGTGGACGCTGAGCTCGCCAAGGAAATGACCGCGCGGCAGTACGAGACAATTAAGGGCGGCGAAGGTTTAAGAATGCGGGTAGAGGGAAAACCGGACTTCCGTAAACGAACCGGGTATTCCCCCGACAACGCGGACGCCGCATTTTTGCTTGTGGATCTGGCGCGCAACAGGCACGGCCTAATCGCACTG